GTGTTAGTTTCTGCCGTCTCTGCGTTAGTTTTGGCTGTCTGGGCGGCAACTTTGGCTGCCTCAGTATCTGCAATTAGTGCATCTAAGTCATAACTATCCGCTAAAACCGATGATGTTGCAATTCCGTGTCCTCTATCAATACTCATTATGTAATCCTCTGACGCATACGCATTACTGCAAGATATAATTTCTGCCTTCTAGTCGGGTAAATCCTTCTCTTCCTACTCTTTTTCATAAAACTCTCCTAGGTTTAATGTGAAACTCTCCCCTTTCGAGGAGAGCTCCGTGGTTAAAACTACGAACTAAGTTCTTGAATAGAACCCGGACGAACAACTTTACTACCATAAACAGTATCAGCCGTGAACAAATCTGCTAGTTGAGATTGTACATACTGTGTCTGTGTACGGATGTTTTGTTGAGTAGCTAGTACCAAAGCATCTTTTTGGAACAAGAATGCTTTTTCAGTATTACCAGTACCTACTTGTGTAGACATATAAACGTCTACTCCGTAAATCATACCAATTTTACCTGTCTTGATTGCGTTACCGCTACCAATAAACGCTTGCTCAGTAAATCTTTCTTCAGCCATTAGTGCAGTCATACACGATGGAGTAACGATTAGAGAACGGTCGTTTAAAGGAACGTCATTATCGTTAAGATTTTCAAGAGCGATTAGGATTGAAGCATCCCAATCTGTTACACTTGCAATTACTGCATTACCGCCAGTTAGTGCTGCTGCACCGTCTAGGTCAGTAATTAACGCAGAGTCGATATTTTTTGCTAGTGCATAGCCAGCGTCGTCTGTGTAGAAACGTCTCATTGAATTTAGTGCTTGTAGTTCTGCAATATCTTCAATTTGGGTAGACCATTCAAAGTGCTTGTTGATAACGATATCTGTGTGTACCGCAGTATCTGTTACAAGCGTAACTGCTGTGTCTTTAACTTTCGCACTTGCAGCATTACGTCCCGGTGTTGGGATGTGAATAGTGTCACCTTTTTTTCCTACGTGGTTTAGATTGCGAACTAGATTAGCCGCAACTAGGTTTGCTTTATACGTTGCTATTACCTCGTCACTCCATAGTTTTGGAATAAACTTGGCTGCAGTCGTAACTGTCATATTTGCCATTTTAATTAACTCCTATAAGTTATATTAGCTTTTATTAAACAACCCTACCGTCTGCATAAGCCGCAAAGATATCATCTTCTAACGATTCATACCTACTAGGGTCTTCCATTTTTAAACGTATGAGGTCAGCTCTTCTATATGTCTTTCCTCCTGCGTTTGAGCCTGAAGATGACCTTGATTCCGTGCTTGCTGCCTTAAGAGCGTCCTTCCTATTTGTTTCTGCTGCCTGTTTGACTTCTTGAGTCTTACTAATCATTGACCTATCTTTCCAATTGGACAATAACTCGTTAGCGGCATCAAAATTATAAGAATCGGCTGCTTGAAACATCTGCATACGAATCGGGCTATCTTGTACCCATTCCTGAAATGCTTTGTCTTGTACGACATCAGTAAAATCAGGATGTGTTTGCTCCAACTGTGCTTTAGCTCCGGCTTGTGCCTGTTGAGCTTGGAACTGTTGAAACTCTTGAAACCTAGGGTGATTCTCAATCATTTTATTGACAGCCTTATTAGGGTCGTCAAAGAAATCAACATCATCATTATCTTTAGTTTCTAATGGAGTGTTATCTTGCGGATTATTCTTCCTCGCTACCTCAGCCTGTAGGAAACTATCTGATAATTTTCTTAACTCTCCAACTTCTTGGGCTTTACGTCCAAGTTCCTTTTCAAGATTAGTGTAACTATCAATTATTTCTTCTGTAGATTTATTGGCAAACTTAGAAGGTATACTAGGTTCTTCAACTTCAGTTGTTGAGTTCTCCTCAACGACCTCTTGTGAACTTTGTAACTCTTCTGTACTGTCTGTTATCGTATTATCATCTATATTAGAAATTTCTACGTTTTCTTCTACTGCTTGAGATTCTTGCGAATCAAAGTCTGCTACTATATTACTCATATTATTACTCTCCGCCCCGTAGGGTTATGAAGTTATTAAAATGGTGGGGCTATATATCTAGTTCTTCCACCGCTAGTTTAGTTGCCTCTTCTAAAGCAATCATCTGCCTTAAAATTGACACCTGACCCTTGGCAAACCAAAGGTCTCTTTCAGACTCTACTGAGTCTATTTTGCTATAGATTTCTTTGAGATTTGTTAGTTCTTTGACTAAGTCTCTCCATCCATCTTGTTCTACTAAATCTTGTCTCGCCCTATAATACTCTTTAGTCGTTTGTTCTTCTAAGTGCGTTTGCATAGTTTAGAGCTGTCTCCGATTTAAGGTGTTCTACTTCAGGAATGTTTCTAGCTGTCTCTGAATACTGCTTTTCTATGTCAGCTTTCATTTTTTCTAGTTCCATCATTTTCTTCTGTAGACTCATAATTCTTTCTTGTACGTCTAATTCATTCTGTGGCTGTGATGACCCTGCGTCTGCTTGGTGCTTCATAGCTCTAGCTTGTTCTTCCTGTGCCTCTGCTAATGTCTTCTGTATATCAGCCTGTAACTGCTGAATTTGCAGTTCTTGAGCCATCTGTTGCATCTGCTGCTGTTCAGGATTAGGCTGGAAACCCTGCATAAGTGATTGTACCACTTGGTCTCTATTATGGATACTAGAGTTCTGAAAGATAGCTAACAACAAGACATTGAAAGCTGGAGAATCTTTCGGAATTGACTGGAGCATTTGTACCATTTGCTGCATTTCAAGCTCTTTAGCCATAATACCCATAGTAGAGTAGGGTACGAACTTATAATCAGTAACAGGATATCTGTCTACATCAAATTGTATCTTTCTCCACATACTCTTGTTAATCATTGGTATGAGGAATGTATTTTGGAAGTTCATAAGAGTACGTTTCTGTCTCTTAATGCTCGCAGACTGAATCATAGACATACCACTTGAAGTGGCTCTATCCGGAACACCCATATCAGCACTTCCAGTACCCATCTGAATCATATTTTGCAACGAAGCAACCTGATTGTAGGTATGTTGGTCGGTCTGACCTAATGTGAGAGGCATAATAGCCTGTCTTGGGTCTCCATTAGTGAGGATAGTTTTACCGGGACGCACCTCTAGTTTGATGCCTCTCGGTAGTCTAGTAGCGTCTGCGGCTACCATTGGAGTTGTAGTTAATGCTAGAGAGTCAATTCTAGCTCTCATTTCTGCATCTAATGCTTTTTGCGGGTTATACCCCTTCTCACAAACACCTCTCCCCCAAAACTTGTTTGGGACGATGTCGTGCTGATAACTTACAAACGGTCTATCGACCATCATAAATGGATTTTCTTCAGCTCTTAATATATGAGAACCGTTAGCAAGTGTAACTACAGCTTCTACTAACTCATCTTCGTCATATTCAAAATCATCTTCGTCTACTTTAGAGTTTAAGAACTTTCTAGGTACTTTACCCCAATATTCACAAATTTTAATTTGGTCTGAAGCGTCTTTACTAATATATTCAGGGTCGTAGCCTACTTGTACGACGTCTGTATCTGCTGCTATGTCGACTTCTCTGTATATACCCTTGTCCATACCCTCAGATAAGATATAACGTGGCTTATATACCTCGTGAGCGACTCCTAATGCCTCATTAATACTATTAGCACTTGGGTCTATAATAAATTCTTTAGGAGATACCGCCTCAACTTTTACATCTACGCTAGAATAATTTTCTATCTGTCTTGATGTTGTAAGTGTTCCTTCTACAGGAACTTCTACAGGTCTTCTCTCTGTTTTCTCTTCTGTGATAATCTTAGCAATACCCGTACCGTATACAGCACCGTTAAGAAATACTTCACATAGAGCATCTTTACATCCTGCACCCTCTAAATCTTCTTGTAGGAGGTTACGAATATATTCTACGTCTTGTTTATCTTGGTCCAGCGTGTCATCTTGTATGTCGAACCATTTTCCTCTGCCAAATGTAGCTTCTTCTAATTCTGCCACACTAGCTTCGACTGCTTGTTGTAAGGCAGGAGTAATAATTTTAGATTTTTCTGACTTTCGGTTTTGGTCTTCTACAGTCCACATACCACGCCATAGACGATAATATTCGTCCCATTGGTCTAAATAGTTATTATCTCTATGATTTCTCCAGCTTTCTAATCTACCGGATAACCATTGAGATAAAGCTCTATAATCTTTTTCTGAGTCGTAATTTGCCATTTATATCCTTATCAATATCCTGCTACTTCATCAAAAGGTTGCCAATCCTCATCAATCTCTATTGTGTGCATAAAGTCTGCTACTGACACTTGGTCTATATAAGCTAGACTATCCACCATATCGTCGTGTGTTCCGCTTGTAGGAAACTCTAATAACTGTGATTCAAAGTCTCTATTCCAATTTCCTTTATTAAAAGAAATCTTTCCGTGTTCCATTCTACCTTGAAGAGACCAAGTAATCCTATCTGCTTTCTTCTTACCGCCGTGGGTCACATCTGTTATAACTACCCATCTACCTTGTGCCCTCATCTCATCTTCTAGATAAGGCAATATGGCGTTCTTTAATGCACCTGATTCTATTCCGACAATAGTTGCCTGATTTTCAATTGCAGCCTGTAATATTTTAGAAGCAGTCTGTTTAATATTCCATCTACCGTGGAGTATATCTTTGACCCACCATTCATCATTGTTGATTTTAACGATTGATATAGCTGTTTCATCCAGTTTACTCCCTTTAAGACCACGTTCCTTTTCAACCTTTTCAAAGCCAGCCGG